GCAATCGGCACCGCTCGCAGCACCGACTCCAACCTGAAGGGTGCTGCCCTCCGTTCCTCCTCAGGCAGTGGCATGACCTTCACCCCTGCTAAGGGTCTGGGCGCCTCTATGGTCCGTGACCTTGACGACGTGGTTGCCCGAGCTAAGCGCCAGTATGCTGCCGACCGCGGTGCTGCTGCCCGTGACCGTATGATGGAGAAGATCGACGCCGCCCTGGCGCTCTGATAGGACGGTTGGGGAACTGGACCACCTTCGCTCAGTTCCCCCCCTTCGTGCCTTTATACTAAACACAGTTCAAACAAAGCACATGACCACCTCCACCGCTAACCTGATCAGCATCGCTTCCGAACTGCAGGCAGCAGGTAAGGAAGTGAAGATCACCGTCCTCCCCACTGCTCACGGTACCAAGGCGAACCGTTACGCTAACCGTATCCGTGGGGGTTCCTCCCGTGTCCGCACCCATGGCGGTGCTGCTGGTTCCCGTGGCACCTCTATGACCACCAAGGCAAGCGCCCTGGCAGACGTTCGCTGAGGGGGTTGACACCCTCCTGGGTTCGTGGTAGGCAGTGCCCCGGTGCGCCGCCTGCCCGTGCCTGGGCGCGTGTATATAAAACGCTTAGGTACCATTAAGCTATAAAGTCTTGCTTTCGCCAGGTCTTTATATAACTCACAGTTTTTCTATATAAAACAAAAATGGAAACACAAATACCTCAAATGCAAAAAAATCCCGGAGAAAATTTTACGACCGTAGAGGTCGATCCTGTAACTGGAGAGTATTATGTTACGATACCTGAGTGGATACTGAGTGAGTTTGGGTGGTATGAGGGCACCGAAGTAAATATGGAGGTTGATGGTGATTGTATTGTAATCACTGAGGTTAATAAAGAGTAGACAACCTTAGTGATTAGTAGTATAATTACTTCTGAATCGATTCACATTCAAATTTGAAAACGTTATGACAAAAGGATTTACAGTAAAGGCAAAAGCGCCCACAGTGAGCAATGCGCCTGAGTGGGACTATGCTGCGGCACGTGAGATGGTAAAAGGAAAGACTATCGTCTTCTGTTTACCAGGTCGTGGGGTATCATATACATTTCTCAAGAATTTTGTACAATTGTGTTTTGATCTTGTACAAAGCGGAGCAAGCATTCAGATTTCGCAAGATTATAGTTCAATGGTGAACTTTGCGAGATGTAAGTGTCTGGGTGCGAATGTTCTGAGAGGTCCTGATCAAAAACCATGGGACGGCAAGTTGAAGTATGATTATCAATTGTGGATTGATAGTGATATTGTGTTTAACACTGAGAAGTTCTATCAATTGGTATTGATGGATGAGGATATTGCAAGTGGGTGGTATTGTACAGAGGATGGGCAGACGACCTCCGTTGCACATTGGATGGAGGAAGATGATTTCCGAAACAATGGTGGAGTGATGAATCATGAAACGCTAGAGAGTATTGTCAAGCGTAAGAAGCCTTTCACTGTTGATTATGCAGGTTTTGGATGGCTTCTGATTAAGCACGGAGTGTTTGAGCATGATGAGATGAAGTATCCTTGGTTTGCACCGAAGATGCAGGTATTTGAATCTGGTGAGGTTCAGGATATGTGTGGAGAGGATGTAAGTTTCTGTCTGGATGCAAAAGAGGCAGGATTTGAGATTTGGTGTGATCCTCGCATCCGCGTCGGTCACGAAAAGACTCGCGTGATCTGATAATGGCGCAGGAGTCTTATACAATTCTCCACAAAGGTAAAGTCCTTTATAAGGGCTTGACTCAAGAGGAATACTTTGATATTATGGAGGACCTTTCGATAGAGTATTATCAGAAAGGCACTCCAAATCCCTCAAACATTGAAACAAAAATCATTACAATAGGTTAAAGTATTATGGCAGTTAAATCAAAGGTTGGTGTGAACAAGAGCGGTTTTACACCCGGAAAACCGAAGAAGACTCGTCAAGGCAAAGGGACGAATACGAAGTATGCCGCTACTTCTCGTAATAAGGCACGTAAGATGTATCGCGGGCAAGGCAAAGGTTAATATATTGGGGTCTTTGGACCCCTTTTTTTGTCAATAAATACGTTTAAGGGATAGCAACCCCTCTAAAAGTTCTGATTTCACTGTAAATCAGGAGCTAAAATGGGCAATTCACCTGTCGATAGAGATGAAAACTACATGAGAGAGATGTGGGGTACCACAAAACTCATCTCAGACTATGGATCAATGCAACCAAACAGTGATTTTTTGGATAATTTAGCAAATCATCAGCATCAAAAGATGCTTCGTGAGATTGCAAACGATGATTTAACACCAAAAAAGCACGATTTTAAGACTCAGAACGAACTTCATGAGAAAATTCGTAATGATGAGGATTATGATGATTGGGATTATGGTACAGAACCCACTTATGGTAAGATTTCTGGGTAGTAGGTATAAATAAATTCAGAAAAATCTACCCATACAATGGCGACACAAAGGGTTTCTAGGGCATTTAAGGACATTAGTTTTGCTTTTGATCCACATCCTGTGACGAAAGACCTTCCTGTCTTGACAAATGAGCGTGCAATCGTTCGTTCTGTACGCAATTTAGTGGAAACAATTCCAACTGAGCGGTTTTTTAACTCTTTAGTGGGTACAGATATTCGTAAAAGTCTATTTGGATTCGTTGATTTTGCAACTGCAACAGTCATTGAAGACCAAATACAGAATACGATTGAATTTTTTGAGGATCGAGTTGAAAATGTACGTATTGATGTTGATCCACAACCCGATCAGAACGCATTTGATGTGACAGTTTACTTTGATGTTGTAGGACAAGATTTTCCACCACAAGCCTTTTCGTTCATACTAGAGGCAACGCGATAAAAAATGCCTTTTACACAGTTTACTAACCTAGATTTCGACCAAATAAAGACCCAGATCAAAGATTATCTTCGTGCAAATTCAAATTTCACGGATTTTGACTTTGAAGGGTCTAATTTTTCAGTCTTAATCGACACGCTTGCTTATAATACCTACATTAATGCATTTAATGCAAACCTTGTAGTGAATGAATCGTTCCTAGATGGGGCGACAGTTCGTGAAAACGTGGTTTCCTTAGCAAGAAACATTGGTTACATACCTCGCTCTAGGAGCGCCGCTAAGGCACAAGTTACATTTGCGGTGCCAACCACTACTAGTAGTGCTTTTGTCACCCTTGAAGCAGGTCTGGTGTGTGTTGGAGCAGCAGATAACACATCTTATAGGTTCTCAGTTCCTGAAGACATCACTGCAACTGTTGTTAATGGTGTTGCACAGTTTGGATCTGCAGAAAAACCAATTCAAATTTACCAAGGTTCACTGTTAACTAGACAATTTTTGGTTGATACTTCTCAGGATCAAAAATTTATTCTTGATAATCCAAATATTGATACATCAACCATCACTGCTTTCGTAAAAGGTGTCAACGATACGGGTCTTGGGCGTGAATATCATCTGGTTGATAATATTTTAAACATTGATAGCAAATCAGAAATCTTTTTAATACAAGAAGTTCAGGATGAAAGATATGAACTTCTCTTTGGTGATGGTTACTTTGGTAAGAAACTAGAAAATAATGCAGTCATTACTATCAGGTATCTTGTTACTGATGGTGAGGCAGGAAATGGACCAGCATTATTTGACTTCCAAGGAAATTTTGTTGACTCTAGTGGTGTAAGAGTTATTCCTAGTGCCTCTATCCCCGTTACAACCGTTCAGAGGGCGATAAACGGCGGTGAGATAGAGAATGTATCATCAATCAAATACTTTGCCCCTAGGCTCTATTCTGCACAGTACAGAGCGGTTACAGCAAGAGATTATGAAGCAATCATTGCTTCAATCTATCCCAATACAGAGTCTGTTGCAGTTGTTGGTGGTGAAGAATTAACACCACCTAAGTTTGGTACTGTGCAGATTAGTATCAAACCAAAGAATGGAACCTATGTTTCAGACTTTGATAAGCAGAATATTCTGAACAGGATTAAGCAATATTCGATTGCAGGAATTAATCAAAAGATTGTTGACCTTAAGATTCTTTATGTTGAACTTGATTCGACCGTTTACTACAATAATCAACAAGTCTCAAATGTAGATGATTTGAGAACAAATATTGTATCATCCTTAACAACCTACTCGAAGGATGTTGATATGAATCGTTTTGGTGGTAGATTCAAGTACAGTAAAGTTCTTCAACTGATTGATCGTGTAGACAATGCAATCACTTCTAACATTACTAAGGTAAGAATTAGAAGGGACATGAAGGTATTGGTGAATCAATTTGCACAATATGAATTATGTTTTGGCAATCGATTCCGTGTAAACCCAAATGGACTGAACATTAAGTCAACTGGATTTAAAGTTCAGGGAGAGAGTTCTACAGTTTACATTACTGATGCACCAACGATTGGTACTGGTGCTGATGCAATATCCAATGCTGATGAAGCTGCACAGGTTTTCCTTAGAAGACCACAACAGTTGGATATTGAAGAAGGTGTTCTTTCTGTAGTTAAAGAAGATGCTCTAGGTAATAGAGTTGTCGTTTCTAAAGAGATTGGAAAGGTTAATTATAAGACTGGTGAAATTATTATTAACACTATAAACATCTTAGAAACTTCACGACCAAACAATATTATTGAAATTCAAGCATATCCAGATTCCAATGATGTTGTTGGTTTGAAAGATCTTTATCTCTCATTAGACATTCCCAGTAGCACAATAAATATGGTTAAAGATGTCATTGCATCTGGTGAGGACATTTCTGGCGTTTCTTTCACAAGAGATTACTATACTTCAAGTTATTCAAACGGAGCTTTAGAGAGGAAATAAAATATGTCGCAATTTGAGAAGAGAGTGCAACTCAATAAAATTATTGAGAGCCAACTTCCAGAATTTTTAGTAGCTGATTTTCCAAAGGCAATAGAATTCTTCAAACAATATTACATCTCCCAGGAACACCAGGGTGGTAATGTTGACTTGGTTGATAATCTTGACAGATATCTCAAGATTGATAACCTTGTGCCTGAGGTTGTTGTTGGTCAAACAACTCTCTCTTCTGATATAACAGCATCATCTACGACAATCACTGTATCCTCAACTAAAGGATTCCCTGATGAGTATGGTCTTTTAAAGATTGGTGATGAAGTAATTACATATACTGGCAAAACCACCACTACGTTTACGGGATGTGTTCGTGGATTCAGTGGAATTACTGGATATGACGATAGGACTAGAGAATATTTTATTAGTGTTAATCGTCAGAATGTAATATTCTCAGACACAACTGCTGCTGCACACACAGCACAATCTAGTGTTCAGAATCTGAGCGCACTATTTCTTCAAGAATTTTACAGAAAATTAAAGAAAACTTTTACTCCAGGATTTGAGGGGGAAACTTTTGTTTCTGATTTAGATGTCGGCAACTTCATAAAACATGCCAGAAACTTCTACCAGTCGAAAGGTATTGAAGAATCTATCAGAATCCTGTTCAAGGTTCTTTATGGTGTATCTGCAAAAGTAATTGACCTTGAAACTAGACTGATTAAACCATCTTCTGCAGAGTTTGTAAGAAGAGAGATTATTGTTGCTGAACCAATCTCAGGCAATCCACTTGGATTAGAAGGTCAAACAGTCTTTAGATCAGTAGATACGGATACTAGTGGTTCAGTATCTGATGTAGAAATTTTCACAAGAAATAATAGAACATTCTATAAACTTGGTTTGTTTGTAGGATATAATGATAGAGATCTTGTTGAAGGAACTTTTGGTGTTCCAGGATTCTCCAGGTCATTAGAAGAAGTTTCAATTGGTTCTTCAGTCATTAGTGTGGATTCCACTATTGGATTTGGTCAAACTGGAGAACTTAATGTTAGTGGAAATGTTATAACATATCAGAATAAGAGTATTAATCAATTCTTTGATTGTGTTGGTGTTACCAGTGCGATTTCTCTTGGTGAAGGTGTCAGAGCAAATGAAGTTATCTTCGGTTATGAAAATGGAGATACCAGCAAAAGGGTAGAACTTCGTGTAACTGGAGTACTTTAAGACTTTGAAGCACTTGAAGATATTCCTTTGATGGAAGTTGGTGAGGAAATTTTTGTAAGAAATATTGGGGAAATCATTGAAAACCCAATTGGTGAAAAAACATTCAAAGAATCATTTGCAAATTCTTGGTTGTATAATACCAGTACAAGACTTGCAGTTGATTCAATTCAAGGTAGTACTTTTATCCTTTCAACTGACGTCATTGATAAATCATTCCTTAAAGTTGGCGATAGTGTTGATATTGTTGTTGGTAGCAGCAATGTTGTTTCTCATCCAAATGCAATCGTTGATAATATTAACTTTGCAAATAGGGAAGTTACATTAACCAACCTGGGAGCATTTGTACCACTTGCTGGCGTTTCTTATTCAATAAGAAGAAATATTGTTAAGGTAACTAGTGCAACATCTAATTTAAAATTAGGAAATGACAAGTACATTGCAAACACTCTCAACGTCTATACCGATGATAAGAATGAGTATGGATATGTTGCCTCCCATTCTCTGCCAGGATATCAAATCGTAGATGAAATTGTAGAATCAAAACTATCCGATGGATCTGTAAATAATCTAGAAGAATATGATTCTGCAAAGTTAACTTATAAAACTATTAAGTTCCCATCTGCAGTAAGATTCATTGATGGTGATGAGATTGTCTACACTGCAACTAATCCTCTAAAAGGATTGGAGTCTGGTGGTTTTTATTATGTAAAACTTGTAGATACGAATAAAATTCGCGTATACTCATCAAAATCAAGAATCAAAGGTGATGAGTATGTAGAGTTGCTTCCTGCCGACAATACTTCAGGTGAGCACATATTCACTCTGAAGCGTCACGAAAATAGGTTTATATCACAAAATAATATTTTTAGAAAGTTTCCGATTAAACAATCTCTAAGTAGTGTAAAAGAAAGTGATAGAAATATTGGTAATGTTGGAATCTTAATCGATGGTGTTGAGATTTCTTCTCCACAATCTAGAGATAAGATTTATTGGGGTCCATTAGAGAAATTTGATGTCCTTAATGGTGGTTCTGGATATGATGTAAT